TTGATAGCGTCCTCTTTCTCTCATTGCTCTGCTTGTAAAGATACCAAACACATTGTCAGCAGTGTTAATCTTTGAGATACCACCTGATATATGACTGTGATCAAATTCAACTTCTTCTACTGCACCTCTATTTAACTGCGATGCTGTTACCATTAACATGCCCAGTTCCTGCGACAGGTTACGCAGTTCTTCACTTACATACTTGTCCTTAACAAACAGATCGCTTGGGCTAACCTTTGTGCTAACTGGCATAAGCAAATCCAAGTAATCAATCATGATAAAGTCTACTTTGATGTTAGTTTGTATTTGCACTTCTTTTAAATACGCTCTGATATCATTGATGTTGCTTTGTGCTGGCAATGCTTTTACACGATACTCGCCGAACTTTTTGCCCATCATTTTTACTTTCATGGCCGCAGTGTCCATGTCTTTGCGTATTTCTTTTGTGCTGGTGTTGGTCAGCATTGCATCAGTTCTCAAACTGGTAAGCTCTTCACTCAATTCAAGACTGATATACACACCACTAAGTCCTTGCTGCAACCAGTTTAGTGCCAAGTTCATCATAACCAAACTTTTGCCTGATCCTGAGCCGCCTGCAAAGATGTTTAGTTCTCCACGGCTAAATCCACCATACAACAATCTATCCAGTTGTGGCCAGCCTGTGCTTACTTGTCCGCCGCTGTTAAAGTACTTGTCAATTCTGGCTTTAGGATCTGCAAAATAGTTTGTGCCCATATCTTTGGTCAGTGACACTTGCACTGCATCCTTGATCAGCTTTTCAACTGGACCATAGTCGCCTTTTTCCAGCAAGTCTGCACTTTTGAGAATAGCACGTTCCAGTTCACTGCGTTTTGTAAAACTTTCAAACTCACTTAAAAACCAATCAGTGTGACCTTCATTGAGATCTGGAATCTCCTGCAAGTTAGTTCCTGTGACTGCTTTTAACTGCGAACGCTCTGGAAGTGTTTTGTGTTTGTCAACATGATCAGAAATAAACTCTGCTACTTCGCGCAGGTCTCTGTCAAAGTTTTCCACATTGAAAATGTTTTGCACACGCAGATAGCTTTCTGCATCTTGCATTATCATTTCTAGGAATAATTTTTGTACGTCATAGGTGTAATCAGTCATGCTATTAATTTATCCCGTATTTGGTCAGCTATGTGTTTATGTGTTAGTGGCCCAGGATGCAGGTTATCTTCAGCAACATCAAGTTTTGTGTCATACATATTACTCCAAGGATTAATCCATAAATTCCAATCAATTAGTTCCATATTGTTTTGTAAGTTTTCAATAAATCGTTCATGGTCACTGCTAGCATCTGCTACTAGTTCTTTCATCCATTCAATGTCATTGCTCCAATTAACAAGTCCATTAATAAACAACAATTTTGCATTGTGGCTGAATGCCAGATCTTGAAGTATCCTACAAAATTGTATTAGTTGTATTATATTCCCATAATCATGATTTCGTTCTTGATACCACTTAGCATGTTTATCTTTAGTATCTGATAAGTGTATCCCGGAATCCGGTGTAGGATAGATCCAATGGCGATGCAATGCACTCCATTGTATAATGTACACATTGGCCAAGTTGTCAACAATAGCAGTAGCAGCCTTTAAAAAAATTTTTATATTACTACTTCCGCCTTCGCTGTCATTAATTGCATTGGATACCAGTAAATTAGGATAAATTCTTGGATCTTCTTTTCCCGCCACAAAGCCGTCGCCTTCGGTGATACTGCATCCTCCAAAATATATATTAGCCATTTATTTTCCTCTGTAAGCGTTTCTTATACATTTCAATTTTGATCTTGCTTGTTTCAGCGTTTTTGTGTATTTGCAACAGTGTGCTTGCAACACCATATTTAACCACAGCGTCATTTACGTCTTTGACATCGTCGGGCCATTCGGGTATGCTTACTGCAAAACGATGTTCAATTGCTGCGTCTATTATACTTAATCCAGCCTTGTCTTGATCTGGCACAACAATGATCTTGCGCTTCAGTTGTTTTAGTAACTGTGCTTGTTGTGAGCTGATAGTGTCATGCATAACAGCCAGTCCCGCAATACTAAGTGCATCAAATATACCTTCTGTAACAACAGCACTGGTCCAATGTGGCTTTTGCAAATCATAACCAAACACATAACCCGGCTGCTGACTGTTAATAAACTTGGGCATGCGATTGTCCAAGTATCTTGATGTATGTCCTACAATTCTATTCTTGTATGTAAACGGAACCACAATCCTATCACGCGGTCCACGTTTCTTGTCAACAAGCAGTGGATAAGGCAACTGTATTTTTCTACTTGCTAGGTATTCAGCATATCGCTTATGCCGTGGATCATTGTGATGTATCAATTCAATACCGTCGGGCAGTTCAGTCTCATTGAAATCAGCATCTACGTGACGTATTTGATTGCGTTCCGTGGTTAAGTCTAGTAGGCTCTTGCGTTTGAGACTTTCTAAATTAAGACGTTCAATATCCACACTGTCAACACCTAGCCATTCCAGCAAGCGTCTTGCTTTGTAACTTACTGGACGCCCGGGTGTAAAGCTGGCAGTAAAGCCGCAGTTAAAGCAGTGATAACTCCACTCGTCATCCTGTTGGCGTATGCCGCCGCGCTTGCGTTTATCTTGGCTTTCACCATTGTGAACACAACAAGGACCATTAAAACTGATCCAACCAGATACTGTAGCTTTACGCTCATTTGGCAAGTAACTTAGAACATCTATCATTATGCTATTATTTTAGCATGCTTTATGTGTTCGATCAAGTGTTTTGATATAATTTCATGTCCTTTTTCGTTCGGATGACCTCCGGGTGCAAAAGGATGCGCACCTTCTTTAATCTTTTTATCCTGGATAATGCTTTTCCAGCTCATACTAGGGTATAACATTGTTGGCACATTGTTAGTATACGGATTGTCTAAACAATTAAATTGTATAACAGTTGCTCCGGTAGTTAGTGCAGCATAGTCAAAAAGATTCAGAGTAATCTGATGGTTGTAATCTGCCCAATCTCTGTGATAACTCATAGTAAGCCAAGTTTTTTGTAATGTAAACCAAGCGTCGTCTATGTCTGGGTTAGGTTGAGTGAGCCAAGTCCCGTGCATGTGTCTATTCCAGATTGGATCTTTCATTGCTATTTGGTGCAGTGGATTATACCAACTCTGCCGGGTTGCATCAGTAAGACCTACCAGCCACAGTGTATCTTGTAGGTCTTGACCATTTTTAATTAACCATTGCAGTGTCCAGCGCATGCTTTCCAAACTTGCACCCGGAAATGCACAGTTTTCTAGCTCAACATCAAAGTGATTGGCAACCAATCCAGCATAACAATTGGCTAAACGCCAAGGACGATTTTCGTCATAATGGTCACGAAAATCGTCTTCGTTAAGATCTTTGAACTGAGGATCGATTAGCTCGTCGCCGTAGGTCCAACTACAGCCAAATGCGTATACTTTTTTTATAGTCATACACTACCTCTTATCTATAGAGGATCTGTGTAATTTCGCCTCTATTCAATTTTACTTCGGGTACTGTTATATAGCCTTGACCACTGGTTGTTAGTGAAATACTTGATACTGCATTACCCGACACTGTGGCTGTGGCTGTGGCGCCTGTACCAAGCCCCTCAATTTCCACATTAGGGTTGCCTGCGCCATACCATTCTACGCCGCCGCCATTGAGTGTAACATTGCTTACGCCGCCGCTGGCAACTTCAGCAACTGCACTTGCACTGTAGCCATATTGGTTAATTTCGAATCGTATCCAATTATGACGTCCGTCAACATTGATATATGCACGATTGTTTTGATTGGTGTATACTGTTTGTGAACCGATGTCATACCATGGACCAAGTTGTGTTTCGCTGCCTTGTGCTTTGAGATTACCAGTGAAGTTATCAAAGTCAAGCTGGAAAGTTGTTAGTGTGTTGTTGGCAGTGTATGCCATACTGGTATAGTTTCTGTCACCGCTAGCAGCCGGAGTGTTCTGCTTGGTTGGCTCTGGTATTTCCAAGATAGTGCTTTCCACATAATCAGGATACACACTGTCTACAATGTCTACCTGTCCTCTTCCTGAACTGTAAGCATCAGTAAACACTGCTTCGTACAAATCACCACTGGCACGTTCCAAACTCCATGATGCAGTTTGTTGATCAATTGAATCAAGCTCTTCGCTGGTCAGTGTGACTTTGGCTCTGCCATATGTTGGTGCTAGTGCAACTAGGTCCTTAGCAATAAGCAAGTTATCGCCATCTGTGCCAATCATTCTAAATGTGATTGTGCTACCTGAAATATTTACAGGCTTCTGGTCTTGGTTGATAAATTCAAATAGTATGACATTATCAACACCGCGGTTTACTTTAAGTTTTTTAGCATACACTGGTTGCCATCTCCTCTGAAAGTAAGCACCACTCGTGTCAGGTAATAGTACCTGCTGCTTTTGCTGATATAAATATACGGTGGTAGAATACATTAAATTAACTCCGATTACAAGGTATTTATGGGCGTAGAGCTATTCGAAAAAATCGCTGAACGATATCCATTTATTACTTTTTGCACTTATGCGGGCAACGAGTATGTGGGTGTGATTCAAAACAGAGATGATCAAATAACAACCATCTATGACTTTGGCGGCATTGTCAACGACCAGCAGAAACGCGACTTTCTGGAGTTAGCCAATCAGTGGTGGTGGGAAAGCAACAGAAGCATACCTATCAACATATTTCTCAAACAGGATTGGGAACAGTTTAGGCCTTTCCTCAAAACATTTATCAACAAAGATTTGGATATCATCTTAGGTCCTGCTACAAGTTTAGCAGAACTTTCACGTAAGAAAATTAAACGCCGGAGTATCACTCTTGTCCGCAGAGTTGACTAACGTTCGTTTACAACTTATTATAGGGCAAGGTGGTACACGTCTTGATTATGTTTCAGGGTGGCTAAGCACGTTACCTGGTTATATTGATAATGAATGGAATTTTGACTCAGTTACCGGGCAAAGCAAAGGGTATCAGCAGTTTATCAAAGCTCTTGACACCGAAAACCTCGATGATGTATTATCTCGTAACAACTTAACGTTAAACAAGCATAATTCAATAATCTGGGCCGGAGGATGTCACGGGCATCAAATTGAAAAGTATATTCAACACATACAAGATGGTAGTATTTCTGTTGCCGTAATAGATATTACAGAAGCAGATTTAAATAAAATTACATGGGAAAGAATTGTAAAAACTTTCTTATACCAACATCGTGGATTTGGCGTATTAAAAGGATACCAGCACGAGTGGCAGGTTGATGTCTATCATGACAGAGTTTTATCTAACCAAGAACGAATCGAGTTTGTAGAAAAGTTATTACGGACCAAACCCAACGTTGTTAAATACAATTATGATTTCCCTCATGTAAAATTGAATTACAACGAACTTTTTAAACCCGGTGGCAGCTATAGATTATGCAAATTGCTAGGAATTGATTCTGCCACTGACAGGCACCATTTACACTGGGATAGTTGCTTGCTGTTAGCCGATAGCCCAACAGAAATATCAGTCTGGAATCACACTTTTATTAAAGATAATTATTTCGCAGAGTAGATTAAGGTGCAGTGCTACTAGCTTTGCATAGCTAACAGCATGTGACTTTTTAAACACAAACCCATCTGAACTATCACCATCCCACACACTGTCAAACACTTCGTCCCATGGCTTGTTCTTGAGATGTGCCTTGCCCGGACGGATAATGGATATAAATGCAGCCATTCTTGGTATGCTGTCTGGCTGCATTTCTTTTAGCAGTTGTGCATAGTTACCCACATGTACCAGTTGTTCGGCAATACCCGGCTTTTCCCACATCAGTTGCCACTGTGGTTGTTGTGCTAGCAAATTGTCATAGTGTGCTTGGTCACGAATCAAACTGTACACGCTCATATTAAGCAAGTCCAGTTTAAAGTATCCGCGGTCATCTGCTGCTTCAAAACTAATTGCTGCACACCCAGTTTGTGGATCATATGGTATAGGTGTAACATAAACACCACTTGCATGTTTTTTAGGCAACATTCCGTCTGCTGTACGCTGTCGTGCAGGCGTACACTTTATCAAGTCAATAATTTGCTGTCTGTCAGCAAAGTCAATGTCTACGTCAGCACTCATACCAGTTCTTCAATGATGCCCATTACTTCGGCCGCTGCAAACAATCCTGCTGCCATTGTTAGTGGAACGGCTGCTACTCCGCCAATAATAGTAGCACCAATATACAGTGCATAACAACCAATCAGTCGCAATACACTTTTAAACATGCTTGCCCAAAAATGTTTATCTTTGCTTTTTGGCTTTTGCTCAACTTGTGCTACTTTAGGTCTTGTCAATCCCATTTTTTTCTCCTTTGGAATATAAATTGTAATTCTGTCTGTGTGAAATGCCATTACCAACCTGCCTGTTTTAGTATTT